CCTGTATGTAAGGGGTCTAAGACATTCACAGCCAGCAATGTAGGTGGTGAATTACTGTGGAATTGCTACAAAGCAGGCTGCAACATTAAGGGTAGGTCTAAACTCCGTATGACTGCTGACGATATTGTAATGAGATTAAATAAGCTAAACAAGTCTGCTCCTAACACAGATGCAGCAGTAACTGAATTTATTCGCCCTAACTTTATTACGTATGACAAGCCTATCGAATTAGTTCAGTGGTGTGATCAATGGGGCATTGACACGAAGCATGTGATGTATGATATTAAAGATCATCGCGTTGTGTTTCAGGTGTTTTCAGATGGTATGTTGGTGGATGCAGCAGGGCGCGCGATTAGCCACCGCTTACCTAAATGGAAACGATACAACGATTCGGGGTTGCCATACCACAAAGGCAGTGGTAAGGTGGCTGTGCTGGTGGAGGACTGCATCAGCGCGTATGTGGTCGGGGGTGACGACCGAGTGGGAGTAGCCCTACTCGGAACATCTTTATCGGAGTTACACACTGTGTTTCTCTCCCGCTTCGATAAAGTTATCGTCGCTCTCGACCCTGACGCTCTACCTAAGACACTTCAGATAGCGGGGAAGTTAAGATCGTGCATACCAGAGGTGCGGGTTTTGCGCTTGTCGGACGATCTTAAATATGGTAAAACTGACGATCTAAACGAGTTGGAGAGACTCATATGGAATTAGCAATACTACGATCTTTGATGGACAAAGAGTTCTACGATGACCATCGTGGAGCCAAATGTCCTGACCGCATCTTCTCATCTGACGGTAAGAAGATAAAGAAATCTATCGACGAAGCTATGGAGAATTACGGCAGGGCTGTGCAGCCTGATGAAATTGAGGCCATATTTATGGCTGACAATCCTTCGATGACTACAGCACAGAAGGCTGCGTACTCATCCCTCTTTGATAAGATCAGGCGTCAAGACCCTATGGGTTCAGACGTAGCGCAAGACGTATTCATTAAGATGTTTCAGCAGGTGGTTGGTGAGGACATTGCCAACTTAGGCTTTGACTACGTTAATGGTACGGAGACTAGCCTCGAACCACTACGTGAGCTTCTTGAGAACCATCAAGACAATTTCCTACCTCAGTTACGTGTGGAGTGGGAAGACATATCTCTTGAGTCACTACTAGCTAAGAATGCTTTGGAGACTAGATGGTCATTCAACATTCCTACGCTTGCACGTAAGGTTCCGGGCATCAACGGTGGTCATCTTGTGGAGATTGGGGCAAGACCCAACACCGGCAAGACATCCTTTCACGCAAGTCTTGTATGTGGTCCGGGTGGCTTCGCGGATCAGGGTGCAAAGTGTGTTGTACTTTGTAATGAGGAAGGCGCTCACCGTGTTGGCGCTAGATACCTCACCGCTGCGTTGGGTAAGGATGTACACAACATCAGCCAGAATAAAGAGACTGCACTACAGAAGTGGCAGATGATGAAGGATCGTGTCTACATTAAGGACTCAACAGGCAAAGATATGGCGTGGGTTGAGACACTATGTAAGACATTCAAGCCGGACGTACTCATACTGGATATGGGTGACAAGTTCGCTAAGACGGGTGGCTTCGCTCGTATGGATGAAGCGCTAAAGGCTAACGCAATCTATGCTCGACAGATAGCTAAGATGTACGACTGTGCAGTCCTCTACATGTCTCAGCTATCAGCAGACGCAGAGAATAAAGTTGTACTCAATCAGAGTATGATGGAAGGCAGTAGGACGGGTAAGGCAGCGGAAGCTGACCTCATGTTACTTATTGCTAAGAACCCTCCCGTTGAGGGGCAGGACGAAGAAGACACACAACGTCATCTTAACGTAGTTAAAAACAAGTTGACGGGGTGGCACGGCATAGTGCATTGTGACCTCGACTACAAAGTTGGTCGCTACACAGCATAACGGAGAACACTAATGGCTGAACGAACTACCACAACTAAGATACCCCGCCTACGTCAACTGTATGACCCACCAACGAGAGTCCGTGTGGTGACTACGGGAGTAAACCCAAAGAGTGACCAACCCGAAAGCCTTACCATAGATAATGTATCTTCTATGGTTTATGCTGATAAGGGTATTCAACTATCTATTCCAAACGAGAATGTAGTGTTCATTAGGTGGGACACCATCAAGTTCTTTTCTACGGAGAAGATGGATGGCTGATTTTGCACTGAGTTCACGCTCAAAAAAGAATCTTGAGGGCGTGAAGCCTGAACTGGTGGCCGTAGTAAAGGGTGCCATCCTTCTTACAAAGGTAGATTTCGGAGTCATTGAAGGTGTACGCACACTGGCTAGACAGAAAGAACTTGTTGCGTCTGGTGCATCACAGACAATGAAGTCTCGCCATCTTACGGGTGACGCAGTGGACCTAATGTGTTACGTAGGTTCACGGGGATCGTGGGAACTTAACCTGTATGATGACATTGCAGACGCAATGAAGGAGGCAGCAATCGAACAGGGCGTAGGTATCTGTTGGGGTGCAGCGTGGACTGTACCTGACATTCGAGTGTGGGAAGGCACTATGGAGGACGCTATGAACTCCTACGTAGATAAGCGTAGATCAGAAGGTAGAAGACCCTTCATCGACGCGCCTCACTTCCAACTGGCGTAGCCACATGACTAACCCTTTCTGGAAAGAGTCAGACAGTGCTGCGTGGATTAAGGAAGGCAGGCAGAAGCTGTACTACGTAGACGTTCCCGTAGGTTGGAAGTATGGCTTTCCTAAAGCTATACCTAACAACGGCGTTGACTCTGTGTCAGACATATACGAATGGGTGGTAGCCAACGGCTATCCCAAAGAAGAGATGGACAGAATGGGTTCATCCTTCTACATTCGTATGTGGACATACATCACACCAGAAAGTAAGTCTCCGTAGCTCAGTCGGATAGAGCAACAGCCTTCTAAGCTGTGGGTCATAGGTTCGAGTCCTATCGGGGACGCCAAATAAATAGAAGGAGACTACGGCTATGATTAAGTACGTAGTAAAAGTAGACGACAGGGGTACTAAATATTGGACCCTAAACGGTGAGTTCCACAGAGAAGATGGACCAGCTATTGAGTACCGTGATGGTTCTAAATACTGGTATCTAAATGGAGAGCAACTAACAGAAGCTGAACATAGCTTTAAGACTATCTAACAACTAAAAGAGAAAGAAGCAATGTCAAGTGAAGCCTTTCTATATCTTTGGTATGATGCACCTAATAAAAAATATTATTTAGGTAAGCATAAAGGTTCTCCCGATGATACGTATACACATTCATCAACTGTGTGGGAGTCCTTCACCAAAAGCACCATTCCAGATGGTGTAAGGAGGCGTATACTTGCATACGGAACTGATGGGGATATGACTAAACTGGAATATAATCTACTCCTGAACAGGAAACAAAAATGTTGGGATCGCTATTATAATGTGTCGGCAGGATGGCCTATACGTGTTGACATTAGTGGTCCCAATAACCCTATGTATGGTAGAAAGCATTCAGAAGAGACTATAAAGAAGCTAAGTGAAGCAAATAAAGGTATAAATAACCCTAATTATGGTAGAAAGCATTCAGAAGAGACTATAAAGAAGCAAAGTGAAGCAAATAAAGGTAGAAAGCATTCAGAAGAGTCTAAAAAGAAGATGAGTGAGAATCATAAGGCGTATTGGCAGGCTCAAACAGAAGAGTATAAAAATAAAAGAGGGCAGATTCTGGCTAATGCAAGATGGAAAAAACATAGGGAAATGAAGGAACAGGCAAATGTCTGAAGTAAAATTAGCGAGCTTCACACGGGCAGTAGAAGGGCAATCGGTAAACGAAACTCTAGTTGATCTCGTCGCCTACTATGCCCGTGTGTCGAACCCAACGTCTCAAATTAGTAGTATCAATAATGAGAAACTTATTCGTTATCTCATTAGAAACAAACACTGGTCGCCCTTCGAGATGGCTAATGTGTGTCTTGATATTGTTAGTACAAGAGACATAACGAGACAACTTATACGCCACAAATCGTTTTCTCTGCAAGAGTTTTCTCAACGATATGCAGCCACTGAAACTGTTGCTGAGTACAGAGAAACACGTATACAAGATGCTGTTAATAGGCAAAACTCCCTACCTAATACAGACGTTGCCACTGAGGCGTGGTGGAAGCGCGCTCAAACAGATGTAGAAAATCTTACGTTCAGCCTCTACGATCAGGCATTGAAGATGAACATAGCCAAAGAGCAAGCAAGAGCATTGCTACCGGAGGGCTTGACACGGACTAGACTATATGTAAATGGTACACTACGTAGTTGGATTCACTACGTGGAATTACGTACTGACCCTTCCACTCAGAAGGAGCATCGCGTACTAGCCACTCAGTGTGCAACTGAAATTGCTAAAGTCTTTCCAATGATAATGGAGTTCGTACATGAGCAAGAGCGTATCGAAAATTAACATCGAAACTTACGTGGATTTAAATCCTGCGGGAGACTTCGACGTTATAGTATACATAGGAGATGGTGATCCCACTGTTGAGGGGTCCGTATCCTTCAAGTCCATATTGGAGGAATTGTGTAGTCATACAGACATTGAGGAGAGGGCAAAGATATTTGATATCATGCGCTCTCAAATGATCCCGTATGATAAAGAGAGAAAGGAAAGTTGAAAAATGTACGTAAATACTTCTCACATGCGAGAACAGTTGCACTCGCTTCTGAAGGGGTTGGCGGTAGTAGCAGTACTCGCTTCCGTTTGGGCGCTGTTCTGGTGGACCGCCATATCGTATCGTCTGGGATAAATAGCTACAAGACACATCCCAGATTAAAAGGTCTAACTCAGTATCCATTTCTACATGCTGAACAACATGCGTTGTTTAAATATGGCATTGAGAATGCTGCGGGGTTAGACCTTTATGTGTGTCGGGTGATGGCTAACGGTAGGTTGGCTATGGCTAGACCCTGTTATGTTTGTATGCACTTCATTAAAACAGCAGGACTAAACAAAGTGTACTACAGCATCAATCAAAATAGGTATGGCCTATATGACGTAGCAACAGGAGACACACAAATATGTCACCTCAAGTAGAGATGCTATACAACTTGACTAAGTTGATTAGGCATCAGCAGACTAGTGGTGCTGGCTTCAGTCAAGAGGAGATGGTGTGCTTATGGCAGGCGTATCAAAACATCATTGACTTCTGGGATTTAATTCTTCAATATGATGAAGACGACAAAATTCATTAGGAGAGAAACATGAAGGTAGTTCTCGACGTTGAGAATACTGTCACAGAGAGAGGCGGCAAGCTTCATCTTGATCCCTACGAACCCACCAACTCATTAGTGATGGTGGGTGTTTTATTTGATACAGGAGAACACAATGTCTACACCTTCAACCATTCGGAAAAGCCATCGGACGACGTTACGGAACTACGCCGCATACTTCAGCAATGTACTGTTCTGATTGGTCACAATCTAGTACATGACTTGACGTGGTTGTGGGAGACTGGCTTTCAATATGATGGTGCCATTTGGGATACAATGGTTGCGGAGTATGTTCTGCAAGAGGGTCAGAAACTTCCCCTATCACTAGACGCCTGCTCTGAACGATACGATCTTGCAGTGAAGAAGCAGGACACACTGCACAACTATCTGAAGCAGGGCTACAGTGTGGCTGACATACCACACGCTGAACTTACGGAGTATCTGATTGCTGACCTGAAAGCCACGCAGGAGTTGGCTACCATACAGAGGCGTCGTCTACTCTCTATTGAGAAAGGTACGTTACTTGAGACAGTGAACCTAAGTAATCAGGTAACGCAGTCTCTCGCCCGTATGAACCGCACAGGCATAGCCGTTGACAGAAACGTATTGAGTGAGGTACGTGAGGAGTTCAACAGAGAACGTAACGACCTTATCAATGAACTGGATGGCATAGCGCGAGACGTTATGGGTGACTACCCACTCAATCTCAACAGCCCTGAACAGCTATCGTGGTTAATCTATTCTCGTAAGCCCTACGACAAAAAGAATTGGGCTGACAACTTCGATGACTACATGAGTAAGACAGACTTCAACTCATGCGTTAAGCAGCACTCTGAGATTATATATAAGAAGAAGGCGAAGCAGTGCAAAGCTTGCTACGGCACGGGTAAGGTACGTAAGATGAAGAAGAATGGTCAGCCTTTTGCTAAACCTTCTAAGTGTCCTACGTGTGATGGAGAGGGCTACCTATACACAGCTACGGATGAAATAGCTGGACTAAAGTTTAAGGCACCTAACGCAAAGTGGATTAGTGCTGGTGGCTTCAGTACGAACAAGCAAGACCTAACACTGCTTGCTGCTACTGCGGTACAAACTAAGAACAAAGTAGCTAAACAGTTTATTGATAAGGTGATACGGTTGAGTGCCGTTGAAACTTATCTGTCCTCATTTGTTGGTGGTATCGACACCTTCACAAAGCCAGACAATATGCTGCACGTACAGCTTACACAAACAATCACTTCTACTGGACGCTTCTCTGGTCGCAATCCTAACATGCAGAACATGCCTCGCGGTGGAACATTCCCCGTGAAGAAATGCTTTGTGTCTCGTTGGGAAGGTGGTAGTATACTTGAGGCAGACTTTGCACAACTGGAGTTCCGTGTGGCTGCCTTTCTATCACAAGATACACTAGCCATAGAGGAGGTAACGAATGGCTTCGACGTACATTCCTACACAGCGCAGGTTATCAGCAATGCGGGTCAACCTACAACACGTCAGGAGGCGAAGGCACATACATTCGCACCCCTCTACGGAGCAACAGGCTTCGGTAGATCACCAGCAGAGGCTAAGTACTACGAACACTTCGGAGACAAGTACACAGGCATTGCCAGATGGCACAAAGAGCTTGCCAGAGAAGCTCTGAATGAAGGCCACATACGTACACCTTCCGGTAGGCAGTTTGCTTTTCCTGACGTAACAAGACGGGCAAACGGTACACCTACATTCTTCAC